AAGCGTCATAGGCCGATGAATCCATTCGGTTGATTTTTGATATAGTGACCCGCGATAATGCCGTTGCCGCGCAATCGCAGGTCGGCGAGTTTCCCATACGCAATAAGCACTGAAGGCGCACCAGCGGTGCCCCCCCCCTGACCGTCAACGTGAAAAAATGAAAGCCGCTTGCTAATGAAGAAAAGCGATTCAGCCTTGGGGAAAACAAATTTCTGGAACGCTGCTGTTTCTGTGCGGGCAAAGACGAGGGCAATACAATTATTGTGCTCCGCGCACCGCGCCAGCCACTGGCCCGTTTTCGGGCCATAGGGGGGATTGCAGAACACCAGTCCACGCCACGGGTTTTTCAAGCCATCATCCTCAATCGTCAAATGGTTATCCGCAGTGGGCCATGGGCGATTAATTGGAGCGCATGGGTCCAAATCGAACGGACCAAATGCCTTGATAACCATCGGTGGCGTGAGCCATTCCTCCTTGCCATTGGCCAGGTCGCGGTCGTGGGAAAATATTTTGCGCTTCGGGTCCATAGAATTAATAGGCAGTTTCGTGTTGAGTTTCATGACGTGATTTTTTCTTTCTCCAGGCAGATGTCACAGCGGCAGACGTTGGGCTGACTGCCCGTAGCCGGGTCATATGGCCATTCGGTATCAAAGGACGCCGGATAGGATTTCTTGCAGGCGTCACTGGCGCGCCCGGCCCGCTCATCGCGGCGGCGATAATTAATCATCCAGCGCAACGTCAGCGCACCCATGAAAACAGCAAAGATGACGAGCGCGATTTTCATGAGTGATTCCCTCCGTGGTTGGGTTTGAAAACAAATTCCCGCTGGATGCTCTGCGCTGAATTTAAATGCACGAGCATTTCTATGGCTTTGCCCCGCACCTCGCTTTTCGGCGGCAGGATCAGGCTCAGGCACATTAAATGCACCTGGCGGCGCGAAAGGCTGTCCGGCAGCGTTCCCATGCAGTCACGCGCAAATTCCTCGACTTGTTCCATGGTGGGCTTCACAGGAGTTCCTTTTGCAAAAGCTTGTAGGTTTTATGAAAGCGCTTCGGGTTGCGCACCGCCCGATAGAGCGAAGTCCGATGCTTCCCGATCTTGGCCGCGAGTCCGCCCACGCCGCGAAATCCCCGCCCCCAGGCGAGCGATTTCAAGTTTTTGGCATTGACTTTATTGGACTCACGCATCATAGTGTGGCTCTACGCTACATTGTGTTGCGTACTAAGTCAACAATAATTGTGGCGTAAGTCCACTTTTTTCTGTGCGTGAGGAAAACATAGAGTTCATTGCCCTTTTTGAAGCTTCTGGCTGGACCCAAGCCGAAGTGGCCCGGCAGCTTCATCTGGATCGATCCTCGGTGGGGAAGTTTTTGAAGGGGATCGTCTCCCCTTCCGGTCAAACCTTGAAACTTTTTAAATTAATACTCGCCGACCAAAAGCCCGAGGCCTTGACTGCCAATGATCCGCCGATGGCTTTCATCGATGGAGCAGGCGCCTGGGAAGAAAAGGTTCTCGGCGATCTTCGTGATCTGCACATCGAAGACCGCAACCGCGTCCTCGAAGTCATGCGTACCATGATCCGGGGACTCCCAAAACGCGAGCCGGTGAAATATTCCAAGCCGATTTATCTAGCCGAGGACCCGGATATAAAAGAAATTGCTGAGCGTATGGTCCGCCAGGCTGGCGAAGAATATGATGCCGAGCACAAACCCAAGCCATGAAACTTTTGCGCGCCCTTGTCTTGACTCTCCCGCTAACGGTCGGCTGCTGCCGCCAGCAATCGGCCACTGACATAAAGCTAGCCAGCCTGCAAAGCCAGGTGGATTCTCTGGAAAAGGCCATGCACGCGGAAAGTTCGGCGCGGCTGGACCTGCAAACGAATCTCGAAGGCGATCTGGAAACCTGGCAGCATATCAATGAAGCCCAGGCGGCGGGCATCCTCACGGAGGAGAAGGCGCAAAGTATGAAAGACATGCTCTTCGGGAAAACGCCGTTATATAAAAACCCGGGCGGGACTTTCAGCACCAACCAGATGGCCCAGCCATGATGAGCGCGGGGGAATGGTCCGAAAAGCAAAAGTATCCGCTCACGGCGGCCAAGGTGCGAATTTATTCTCGGCTACAACGCGCCGGGTTTCGTGAGGCGGGGATCGTCTTGGTGGGAATCCTGGGCACCCATTGCACGGAAGACATGTGCGCGGCCGCCCTGGCGGCCAAGGACAAAAATTTCAAGATCGCGGAAGCTCCTTTACTGCCGCTGCCCGGATGTGATAAAAAACATTGCCCCTGCATTTTGGTTGCCCTTGGCTGAACCTTTCCAAATCCGACAATTGGCGGATTGTAGCCGTAGCTAAATCTGACTTCGTCCGGTAGCTAATTTTGATGCCCATTTCCGACAATGGCGGATTTGCCACTCAGAATTAGACATTCCTTTCCGAGACAGAATTAGAGAATAACTCTTGAGTAACTAATTTAAGTCCCGCTTTCCCTGCGCGCCCGCGTGTGCGCATATCTTGTCCTGTTAATGCAACGCTGTTGCCCCGGCGTTGTGCAGGCAAATAAAAAACCGTTGGAGTGCAAACTTTAGTTTGGCTCCGCATTTGAAAGATCATTATGAAAAATAAAATCCTTGGGGCAGCCACGCGTGGCCTTGTCCTTTCCGTTTGTCTCCTCGGTTCCCTCAGCGTCCTCCTGTGCGCTTCCGCCCAGGCCCAGGGCAACCTGCTCCAGCCCGAAGAAACTTCCACCAACCTTAACGTCGCCCCGGAAGTAAACTTCTTCCAATCCGCCCTCGGCTATTTTACGAGCGCCAACACAAACTACACCTGGTCCGGCAATTCCCTCGAAGTCGCCGCCGGTGCCGATTATATGTCCAGCGTCGATTGGGCGAATTATGTCTCGGCCCAATATGACTTCGATAGTTTTAGTACCCAGCCGTTTCTGGCTCGCCTGGCGTTCGAGGGCAAAATCCGCAACGCCGGCATCGCCGGCACGGTCGTCTCGCTGGAAGCGGGACCGGAGCTGACCTTGATTAGTTATTACAGCGTCAAGTTGGAAGTGGGTGTTGAAGGCGGCTACGACCTCAACCGCAACTCGCCGATCATCGAACCCAAAGTAACCCTGCGCGATAAACTCACGCAAAATACCTTTCTGGGCCTCTCCTTGTCGCTCCCGCTCTGGACGGCAGGCAAACCCGTGAACACGGTGCCGGATGTGGGCATCGAGACGGGGTTCACTTATTGACCCTTTGGCGCGGCTCGACTTGCCACTGCGCCGCCCCTTCAAAAAAACACTGTGCTGCCGATAGCTTCCACCAACCTGCGGTTTAACTGGCCGAACGCTCGCGCCCTGGCCGAAGCGAGCTTCCGCGCCTATGTCGGCCCGGATGGGTTTCCGAGCGATCAATCCGTTTGGATTCAGGATGCCGGCACCGACGCGCATGCCCTGATCGAGGACCGTGGCAATTGCGTCGTCATCGCTTTTCGTGGATCGGAAGTCACCGAAGATTATCTCCAGGACGCCAAGTTTGAATTTACCGAGCTGGTATGGTCGCGCGGGGAAGCGCCGGTAAAAGTTCATCGCGGTTTCCTGGAAGACTTCGAAGCGCTCAACGTACAACTGGTCGTCGCCCTCAAAACCATTTTTGCCAAACGCGGGCCGCAACCCCTTTTCCTCACCGGCCATTCCCTCGGCGCGGCCATCGCCACTTTGTGCGCCCTGGAATTCGCGCGGCAGAAATTTGCCATCTACGGCGTTTACACTTTCGGCGGTCCCCGCGTGGGCAACGCCGCCTTCGCGGAAATCTATGCGGACAACCCCGCGCTCCTGGGCAAATACACTTTCCGTGTGGTGAATGAGAACGACCTCGTCCCGCGCATGCCGCCGTGGATCAACGGCTATCGCCATGTGGGCCAAAACATTTTTCTGCCGGACACGCGTGTCCCTTCATGGATTTTAAATCCGTCCCGGCTGACGATAGCGCTTTCCGACGCCCTCGGCCTCTGGGGAGCGGTTCGCGACCTCCATGATGTATTGATCGAGGACCATTTTATCGCCGCCTACCAGCAACGCATCCAGCTCCTATGATAGATCCAACTAACGCCGTTGAAAATATCCAGGCCGCGAATACAATCGCGCGTGTGCGGGAGCCAGGGCCGGCGCGGAATGGCTCCTGTCCCATGGCGGCCTCCTCAAACTCCTCGGCAAACTTTTTTGGAACTAACATGATCATACTCGCCCAGGCCACCATGGACGTTCCATGGAACTCCTTCACTCACTGGCTCGAAGGCCTCGTCGGCTTTCTGTCCGTCATGCTCCTGGTCATCCTCGTCATTTATTACGGCCGGAAAACCTTTGGTCGCCGCCCGCCCATTGACGACGACCTGAAAAAGCTGCGCTCGGAAATCTATCACGCGAAAAATTCCGTGCGCAAAGAAGTCGTCGCCCTCATTGCCACCGAGAGCAAACGCATCGCCAAGCTGGAGGAACGCTATGAGGAAATGCAGGTGGACCGCGCGCGCAAATGGGAGGAATTGAAAGGCCAGGTCCATGACATGGAAACCACTCTCGCTTTTATTCGTGGAAAACTTGAACAGGAGGACAAACTGCCATGACCCGCGCCAACGACATCCGCAAAGAAATTTTGTTCCAGGCTTTTGCCAAGCGCCCGCTGTTCATCAGCGCCAGCAGCGTGCAGAAGCAATGCCGGAAAGAGCAGATGGATTATAGCCTCGCCGAGATCGCGCGTGAGCTGCCCTTTCTCGTCGGCGAAAAGCTCATTGAAAAAGCCGAGGCCCCCGGCGTGACGGAAATGCAATACGTCATCACCTCCGCCGGCATCCGCCACTACGAACAAACCTACGCCGCCTGATTTTTTCAACCACAGATGGACACAGATTAACACGGATAAAACCTATGCCTATAAAAATTCTTCCAAAAACCATTTACGCCTACATAGAAAACGAGGGCGACAAGCCAAACGAATGCATCCTGGCCTATGACAATGCCACCGAAGCCGCTTCCTTTGATGAAAAGAAAACGGTTGGAGTTTATGAGCTCAAGGAAACCGTCACGGTGGAAGCGGTCGCGAAAATTACTCCCGCGAGATAAATGCCCAACGCCCGCACAGGAAAGATTGCCCGCGCCCCGTTCGAGTTGCGAACGAAGGTCAACGAAATGCTTCGCGACGGTTGCCCGGCGAAAGATGTGATCATGTTTTTGGAACAGCATGAAATCCGGGTGGATGAAGATGTGGTTTCCCGCTGGCGCCAGGGCGGCTACCAGGATTGGTTGAAGGAACAGGCCCGGCTGGACGATATGCGCTTCCGCCGCGAGTTCGCCTTGCAGATCGTGAAGGAAAACGACGGCTCAAAAATCCATGAAGCCACTTTGCAGATCGCGGCCACGCAGCTTTATGAAACGCTGGCGGATTTCGACTTGATGCCGCTGAAAGAGTTGCTCAAGGAAAAGCCGGAAAATTATCCCAAGGTCGTCAATGCCATCGCCAAGCTGAGCAAAGGCGCGCTGGACGTGCAGAAATATAAAGACCTGGTGGCCGAGCAGAAAAAGAAGATCGAAGCCGCCATCAACGAAGGCAAAAACAAAGGCGGGTTCTCCACCGAGACCATTGAAAAAATCGAACGCGAACTAAAATTATTGTGAGTCCGCAAATAAAATATATCGCCCGGAGCGACGACGGCGGTGGACGCTCTGACGAGCTGACCTATTTCATGCCCTACCAGGCCAAGGTCATCGCGGACAAATCTCCGCTCGTGATCATTGAGAAAGGCCGGCAAATCGGTTTGAGCTATGGCGTCAGTTATAAAGCCGTCAAACTCGCCGCTCACAAAGACGCCCGGCTGGATGTCTGGGTCATGTCCCGTGATAAAATCCAGGCCAAACAATTTTTACTCTATTGCAAACGCTGGGCGCGCGTCCTCAATTTCGCCGCCCAGGACCTCGGCGAGATCGTCATTGATCGCGACAAAGATATTTCCGCGCAAGTCCTGAAATTCGCCAACGGCATTTGCATCTATTCCCTGTCTTCCAACCCGGACGCCATCGTCGGTAAATCCGGCCACGTCATCCTGGATGAATTCGCCCTGCACAAAGACCAGCGCACCCTTTACACCCTCGCCAAGCCCGTTACCCAATGGGGCGGCACGCTCACGATCATTTCCACCCATCGCGGCGTCGGCACCACGTTCAATGGCATCATTGAGGACATCAAGAAACGCGGCAATCCCATGGCCTGGAGTCTCCATACGATCCCGATCCAGAAAGCCGTGGAGGAAGGCATCGTGGAAAAAATCAATGCCGCCAGCGGCCGTCACGAAACCCGCCAGGAGTTTTTAGACCGCTTGAAGCGCGAATGCATCGACGAGGAACAGTGGTTGCAGGAGTACTGCTGCATCCCGGCGGACGAAGGCACGGCGTTCATCACTTATGACATGGTCCGTGGGGTCGAGGATGAAACCGCCCTTAAGGATTTTCAATATTTGGAGACTTGTTCTAATCCGCTTTATCTCGGCTTCGATGTCGCCCGCATCAATGACCTGAGTTTCATCGATGTGGAAGAAAAGGCCGGGGACGTTTTTTGGGAACGCTTCACGGTGTCCATGCGCGGTAAAACCTTCGAGGAACAGGAATATGAACTCTACCGCCTCTTGCGCCTGCCGCAACTGGTGCGCGGCTGCATCGATGCCACGGGCATGGGCATGCAACTGGCGGAAAGAGCGATCCAAAAATTCGGCTCCAAGGTGGAAGCCGTCCGGTTCACGGCGGCGGTGAAAGAGCAGCTCGCTTATCCGTTGCGCGCGGCGCACGAAGATAAAAAACTGCGCTATACGCGGGATGAAAAGCGCACCGCCGATTTCCGCGGCATCAAAAAAGAGGTCACCGCCGCCGGCAATATTCGTTTCGTGGGTGAAGCGGCGGATTCCCATTGCGACCGTTTTTGGGCCAAGGGCATGGCCCTCCATGCCGGCAGCCAGAAAAACCTTTGGGGCGCGGGAAGGACGGCGGCGTTGATATGAACGAAGCCCTTTATTACGCCCAAAAAATTTCGAACTTCCTCGCATTCGAACGCGCGCGCGACAATTGGTTTGCCGCCGCCGGGATCAAGAACCCCATCGCCAGGCGCGACCCGTCCGATATGTCCATCGGCACGGGAAATTTCACCCAGGGCATTCCCGCCTTCTGGTTCGCGCGCGCGACCGATCCCAGCTCGCTGGAGACGCTGTTCACGCCTTATCAGTCCAGCACGTATGTGCGGAGCGCCATCAAATATGTCTTCCGGCCCATCGCCAGCGTCGATTTGGTTTTCAGCAAGCCCACGAATGATCCCGCGCTGCGCCGTTATCGCGGAAGCGGCCGGTCCCTTTACACCCGCCATGGCCAGCTCGCGCGCCAGGCGGAGAATGAGATCGAGCTGCCGCAGTTCCGCATGTTCCTCCGGGAACCGATGCGCGGGCTGACGTATGAGGACTTTGTGGAGGCCAGCATCGGCTGGTATCTCATGCAGGAATGTTTTTGGCTCCTGGGCGACCGCGTCAAAAAGCCCTTCCCGGAAGTGGATAAGAATCCTTACGAACCCATCATTGTCCCGCGCCCTGACCAGATGCGCCCGGTCAAGCAGGGGCCGGACATTATCGCCTGGCAATATGTCGATGCCGGCGGCAAGGCCTGGACGCTGGAACCGGACCAGGTCGTGCGCCTCTTCGGCTGGAACCCATACGATCCCCATCGCGGCCTGGGAGACTATGCCTCCGCCGCCGTCGCGGCGGAAAGCCATTGGCTGGGCGGCAAGTTCAAACGGCAATTGACGGCGGACAATGACACCGCCCCGATCCTTTCGCCCAAGAACGGCACGCCGACGGACGACCAGATGCAGCAGATCAAGATGCAGCTCGCCGAACGGCGTGCCGCCAAGATGCGCGGGATTTCCAAAACTCTTTTCCTGCCCGGTGAAATCGATTTCACCGACCCGCAGGTGAAGAGCGTGGATGCCGCGTTCATCGCCGGCATGCTGGAAGATCGGCATGAAATATTCCAGGCCTTCGGCGTGCCGCCTTCGCTGGCGGATGTGAAGGCCAGTTACAGCATCGGCCAGGCGTCCGATTGGTTCGCGCTTATTTTCAACACCTGCATTCCCGTGGGAAATAAATTCTGCGCCGTCCTGGAAAAACTGATCAAGGCCCTCACCGGCCAGGAGATCGAGGTAGGGCTGGACTGGGACGAGCACTATGTCATGCAGCAGGTCCGCAGCGAGCGGATGAAAGACGCGGACAGCCTGTTCGCCAAGGGCATGCCGGTGAACGCCATCAGCGAGCATCTGCGCCTCAACCTGCCGCGTTTCGAGAATGACGACATCGGCTATCTCCCCATCAACCTGGCGCCCACGCAATCGCGCGAGGAGAACGCCGCCAGCATGCCGGCGCCGGAAGATTATTCCGAGACCCCCGGCGACAATGATAACGGCGCTTCCTCTGACGATAATACGGACGGCGACACGATCCAGGCGATGATGCGCGCTTTGGATGGTCCCGTTATCGTGCGCGACTCCAAACGCGAAACGCTTTGGAAATCTCATATCCGCCTCCGCGCCAAAAGCGTAAAACTATTCCAGTCCAAAGCCTCGAAAGTTTTTAATGACTATCGGGTGATAGCCTTGAAAAAATTGGCCACTGTTCTAAAAACAGCGCCCGCCCAGCGCGGGACAGTGATGACCAAATCACTCGTCGAAGTGATCTTTGACCCGGTCATGTTCGGCAACGATCTGGCCGGCTCACTGGAGCCGGTCATGAAGGCGACCCTTCAAACGGCCGGGGAAGAACTGCTGGCCGAGATCGGCTCCGATAATCCCTGGACGCTGCCGCCGCAGGACGCGCTGGATTATCTCGCGGGACGCTCCGGCGTGATCAAGGGCGTCGGAAATACGGCGCAATCCCAACTCAACACTTCCCTCCAGGAGGGCATCCAGAAAGGAGAGACGACCGAGCAACTCACCGACCGCGTGCGCGGCGTGTTCAATCGTTTAACCAAAGCGGAAGCCCGGCGGATCGCCATGACGGAGACGAGCGCGGCTTATGGTTATGCCCGTCACGAAGCCTTGATCACCGCCGGGATCACTCATAAGGCATGGCTGTCTTCTCATGGCCCCCATGCGCGGCTGGGACATGTGGCGGCGGAGAAACAATATACGGCCCAGCCCATTCTCTTGGAAGCGCCCTTCATGGTGTTGTCGCCTGAGGGCGCCCTGGAGAAACTGCTTTATCCTGGAGACGGTTCATTGGGCGCCTCAGCGAGCAACCTGGTAAATTGCCATTGCATCCAGTTGGCGGCGCAAAAACAAAGCGAAGACGAAAAGAGCGTGACTTACCTGGTCTTTGGGTTTGGGGTAATAAAATTTCTAAAGGAGGCCGCATGCGCCTGAAACCCGCCACGCTCGATTTAAGCCGGGGAAGTTATGCCCCTGCTCAAGACATGCCCCCCGTCTGCCCGGTCTCTGCAATGCCTATCCAGCGCGTTGCAGTGGCCAAAATTGACCCTCGGTCACCAAAACTTTCCGCGAAAAATCACAATTAGAGAAAAGACACGCATGCCTATGAATAAAAAATTTAAAAAAACTCTACGGCCCGATCTCACGGTGCGCCGGACCGGGTTCCTGGGCATGGGCCGCAAGCTCGAAGTCTCCGGCGGTGGCCTCACCTATCGCGTGGACCGGCGGACCGCGAATGCTGAAACCGCCGCCTATCTCAACTCCAAAATCCCGGTGGCCACGATCAAACCCAAGCCATGAAAAATATCCACATTCGCACCGGCCAGAAAATTTGCCGCGAGATCAATCCGGTCATCAAAGTGCTGGACGCCACGCAAGGCATCGTCGAGTACGTCGCTTCCAACGAGGCCATTGATTCCTACAACGAGATCATCCGCGCCGATGGCTGGCGGTTCAACCGCTTCCAGAAAAACGCGCCGTTCGTGGACTCGCATAATTATTCCAGCATCGATTGCCTCCTCGGCCAGGTCCTGGATTATCGCGTGAAGGGCGACAACCTGGTGGAGACGGTGAAGTGGGCCATCGACGTGCCCACCAACGAAATGGCCATCAAAGGTTTTGCCATGACCCAGGCCGGCTATCTCAAGGCCGTCAGCGTCGGTTTCATGCCCACGCGCTATTGCACCAAATGGGACAACGATCCCTCCGAGTTCAATGAGCAATGCGAGGAACTGGGGCTGAAACCCACCGATGGCGTCCGGTGCATTTATCTCCAGCAGGAACAACTGGAACTCTCCGCCTGCGTCATCGGCGCCAACCCGGACGCCGTGGCCAGGGCTTACAAAGCCGGCCTCCTCGACGATGCGTGGCTGGAAAAAATTTCATCAGAACGAGCCAAACGCATAATCGCCTCCTCGACCGATAGTCCCGCTGCTGTCGAGCAGGCCCGGCAGCGGGTGCGCACCGCCGTCCTGATGGAGCTGTTAGATCACATCAACCAAATCTGAAAATGAAAAAATCCGCACACAATCAATTCAAAGCCCGGCAACGGGTCCTGGGCTGGCTTGGCTTCGCCATGCTGGCGCTGATCGCCGTCTGTCTCGCGCTTCCCACCCTCGGCCTGTCGCTCGTCGCGCTCGTCGCTCCCAAAGCGTTTCTCGCCGTGGGCGCTGCCGCGCATAAAGGCGTCTGTTCTGCCGCCCTGGGCATGTTTGGCACGCATCGCATCCTGCGTGATCACAAATCACAGGAGGGCGGTGACATCGAAACCATTGATACCGAATCCGGTGATTTCGAAAAAACCATGCGGGGCGGATTGAAGTCGCTTTTTGAAAACCAAAAACGCTTCAAGTCCCAACTCCAGGAGGTGACGACCAACCTGGGTAATTCCGATAAGGAAGTTAAAAAAGCGCTGGAGGAACTGACGCTGGTCAAAAATAAATCCAACTCCACGTTTGAGGAGGTCATGCAAAAGATGGAGAAGGTCCAAAAGCAGATCGCTTTGAACACCCGCTCCAGCTTCCGTAATCCCATCGAACGCGCCCTGTCCAATGAAGAATTCTGCTTCGCCCTCAACGCCACCGCCCGGCACATCCTTTCGAAAGATAAACGGTGTCCCGATTTCAAAATGGACCCTGCTTTCAGCAGGTTCATCGAAGAAAAATGCCAGATCGAACAACGTGCCTTGACCGGTGTCGATGCCGGCCTCGGCCAGGCGACTGTGCCAGTGGAAACCTTCAATGAGATTTATGATCTCCTCCTGGAGTACGGTGACTGGTCCACCCTCGGCGTCCAGCGCGTCGGTGCCCGCACCACGGTCTATCCGCTCATGACCAGCCGGCCCCAGTTCTACTGGATCGGCAATCAATCATCTCTGGCGGAAGGTTCGCAGATCACGGCCGGCGCGTTCGGCGGCGGCGAGGTCCTGCTCATCATCCAGACGCTGGCCGTGCTCATGTATGTGTCCCGCGAACTGTTGGCCGATTCCACGGTGAACCTCGCGCCCACCGTCATCCGCCATATGATCCAGTCCGTGGGCCAGGGCGCGGATACCGCCGCCTTCATCGGCACCGGCAACCTGGACACCACCAACGCCGGCTACGTCGGCATCTTCAACGCCGCTTTGGCCAACTCCAACCTCGCCAGCATCGCCGCCCTCAGCCATACCTCCATCGGCGCGACGACGCTCGAAGACTGGGAACAAACCGTTCTCACCGTGAGCGCGGAAGTGCTTAATCGCAATCCGCAATGGTGGATGCACGCGCAGCTCATGGCCAAGGCCGCCCTCGTGCGGGATAAAGTGGGCCGCCCGCTCTTCCAAACGTTCACGGAAGCGCCCGGCAAATCCATCGGCAGCATCCTCGGCTATCCGGTGCATCCCACCGCCATCGCCCCGAACACGGATGGCCCCAACCAGCAGATCGCGACCTTCGGCGATCCCGAAGGCCAGGTCGTCGGCATCCGCCAGGACCTGGAACTCGCCACCAGCATGGACATCGGGTTCCCGCAAAACCTCGTCGCTTACCGCGCCCTCTTGCGCGCCGGCACCAAGATGCTCACCCAGCCGGGCAGCACCGTCCTCAAACCCTTCGCGGTCCTCACCCTGCCGCCCCAATAACTCATCCGAGCCTTTCTAACCAATCAATAACTTTTTTACCAAAAGAAAAAATGAAAACGATCACTGAAATCAAAAGCATGAATTTGCTCGACCTGCAGAAGCTGGTCCTCGATCTGCGGGCCAATGTGCCGCAGAGCGACAAATATTACGCCGTCGCGTTGCAGCTCATCAACACCGCCACCGGCATGCGAGACTGGAAAGAACCCCAGACCATCGAGGTCCGCAATGTCGCCGGCCACGATGTCACCATTGATAAGACCACCATCGCCAAAGACGGCACGGGCAAAGTCTATCCCTGGCAATATCTCGCCGCGCCGCGCTTCCTGGAAGCGATCAACCGGGAGGATCATGACGCTGCCGTGGCCACGCATGTCCGCAAACCGGGCAAGGGCGAGGATGACAAGCCGCTCTCGCGCGCGGATATCATCAATATCGTCAAGGCCAACTCCATCACGGAGGAAGGGCTGGGCCGCGCCATTGCCGGGGCCTTGAAAGCCGCCGGCATCGTCAAAGCCGCCGCCGCGCTGATTGCCTTTATGTTTCTGCTCTTTGGCAGCAGCTCTGCCATGGCCCAGACGACCACCTATGCCGTGGGCAGCTCCCCCAGCTCCTACCACTCCTATTACGTCGCCAACCTCAACGGCACGATTGGGGGTCCCGCCCTGGGCGGCACCAACTCCCTCACCGGAACGAACTATTTCAACCTTCCGGTCTTTTCCACCAACACCATTATAGCGCCAAATAATATTTGGTCCAATGGCATCATCATCACCGTCCTCACCACCAACAACGCCGTCACCACCAACTGGCCCAACGTGGTCTCCCTGGTGAATTACGATCTGTGGGACGCGCAATTCAGTTATGGGCTGCTGGGGGCGGGCACCGGCACCAACGCCTATTGCGGCTGGTCCTATTCCTCGGACGACATCACTTGGCAGACGAATGCCCTCATCCTGACACTCGGTTGCAACGGCACCGCCACCGTCGTCACCAATGCCATCATCTCCCAGTTCGCCGAAGGCTGGGCGCGCCTGGATTGGATCGGCTGCGTCGTCACCATCACGAATCCCATCGTGCAAGTGCCTTTGAAACCCATCAAAGGCGCCGGGCCGGGCTGATTCGTTTCCCGATAAAATCCTTAAATCATCACGACGATGCTCAATCAGCCGCCACAGGACCGCCGGATCAAGCCGGGTGAAGCCATCACCCGGGTTGCCCCTTCATCCGGCGCCGGTGGCGGCGCACCTAAATCCCACGGGGTCCCCAGCTCGGCTGAAATCCTCCATGGCCCCAAGCGCATCCTTCCGCCGCGAATCGTCGTGGACACTTCGGAGAAACGCGGCGAACACGACTGAATGAAAAATTCCCAATCCTCCAACTCTTGCGCTTGCGACGCGCCGGCTGAGGCGCGTCTTCGCCAGCGGAGGCTCTCCGCATGAACACTGGTTTTTCCAATCTGACTTTGTTGAAGGCGCAATTACTGGCGCCCAATCTACTCGCGCGCACGGACTGGGACGCCAAGATCAGCGCCATCGGCTTGGGCGTCGTTGGCTCGTTTGAAAAATATTGCAACCGCGATTTCGCCTGGACTGTGGGCGCCCAGGACATCGACCAGGGCGACCGTGACCATTGGTATGCCCGGCGCGCTCCCGTCGCCCAATTCACGAAAGTGGAGCTCCGCTATTTCCGTTCCGATGCCTGGACGGACATTTCCGGTCAGCCCCTCGCCAGCGACGAAAAAAAAGGATTGATCCATTTCGGCTACACCCTCGGCACGCGCCCCATCCAATTTCGTGTAACATATGATGGCGGCTTTTGGTGGCCGATTTTAGATCCTGGCGAGCCGGGTTATCCCGATGTGGCCCCGGCGGAAATCGCCGCCAATGCGGCCGGCCTCAACCCGAATGTTTTTCTCCTGCCCGCCTCGCTCCTGTTCGCCTGGCAGATGCAGGTCCGCAAAGTGTGGGAAGCCATGGATAAATTAGGCACGCAGATCGTGCACACCGGCAGCAACGCGCATAATCCCGCCGACGTGCTGGCCGGCCTGGACCTGGTGCCGGAAGTCGAGCGCATCCTTCGCCAATACGTCCGTTACCAACTCACCTGATATGCCTGCCTTAGCTTCCTTTCAAGTAACGGCCACGGGCAGCCTGATGCAACGGCTGCCGGAAGTGGCGGATGGCGCCCGGCTCGTGAACAGCCTCGCGCGGGTGATGGCCTTTCAAAATAAATTGACCGTCTCGCACATCCAGAAAGAATATATGTCCTTCCCCAAGGACCAGCCGCCCACGATGGAGGGCCTGCGGGTGCAATCCAATCGGCTGCGGAACAGCCTGCGCGATAGCAAACCCGAGATCAGCGGCGCGAAGATCAATTCCGGGATCGGTTCGAATGTCATCTACGCCCGCATCCAGGAGATCGGCGGCCAGACGAAGGCCCATATCATCCGGGCCAAGAACGGCAAAGCCCTGGCCTTTAATCCCGGCACCGGCCAGTTCTTTACCAAAATGGATTTTGCGCGGGAGCTGGCCGGCACGCGCGGAAAAGTGCGGAAAGCGGCGGCGGCGAATTTTATCGATGAGTCCGGGATCATTTTTCTCAAGGTCGTGCATCATCCGGGCAGCAATATGCCGGCGCGGCAATATGTGCAGCGGGGCGTGGAAGACCGCATGGGCGCTTATACCGCCGCGTTTGACCAGGTCATCCAGGCGGCGCTGGCGGGAGGAAAATCATGACGCCGTTCTCCACTTTAAGCCAGGGCATCCAACAGGCTTTGAGCGCGCTCGATGTGGCGGCGGGAGTCTCCCTTGTGCAGGACGATGCCCAGGACCTCGTGACCGAAGTCACGAAAGCGTATGACCAGACCGGGATGATGATCCTGTTGGGCACTCCGGAATTTAAAAACGAAGACAAACTCGCGGACGTGGTCAACGCCATCATCAGCGTGGAGATTCTCGTGCGCGAGGTGCCCACGCTCTGGCGCAATAACGGCACCGCCAACACCATTCATTGCGCCGACCTCGGCCAGGCCATCGCCCCCGCGTTGCAGGGATTATACATTCCCGGTTTCGAAAAACTGCGCGTGCTCACGGGCGAATCCCTGGGCAAAGCCCTGGGCGAACGGGAAGGCCAGGAACCGTTGATTTTCCAGGATTATTTATTAGTCATCCAAACCATGCAAATTTTCAGCCCCGAATAATGAATACGAATTTTCAGGCAGTTATGGACCACGCTTGCGGCGCGCCGGCAGAGGCGCGCATTAAGCCTGCGGTGGCTCACCGCCTGCGAAAAACACAACCAAAAACCAAATAAGAGAAAGAAACTAAAATGATCATCGAATCCTCAAAGGCCCTCGGCGCCGCGATTCTCTTTTTCCCGGAGGGGAACGCGGTGCAGGCAGGGGGCGTGTGCAGCAGCGCCGCCATCCCCAACCCGAACGACATGGGATGGATCAACACCCAACGGACTGAAAAATGGTCCGCTTCACGGAAAAATGCCAAATATGAACCCGTGGAAGACGGCTCCACAGGCCGAACGGAACTCGTCGATGAAATCGAAACCGGTGGCTATACCGAATACGAGTTCACCACCAATGTGATCCTGCAATTCCTCCTGGGCCTTTTCTATCGCGCCCTCACTGCGCTCAACTCGAATAGCCTGACCTTTAACCCCGATGCCGGCTCGAGCTATCGCGGCTGGATGATCCTGGTCCATAAAGACGCCGCCGGAAACCTCATCATCGCGGCCAACCTTTGGGGCCGTTTGAAGCTGGACAAATTGGAAGGCGGCGGCGGCGCTTTGACCAAGCCCGCGCTGGTTTTTACCCAATATAAAAACAACCTGAACGTCATCACGCTCGGCAGCTAATTTAAAATCCTCCTCATCCTCGTTCTCCTCCTCATCATCGAGGAAGAGAGCGGGGCTGGGAAAAACCTTTTACCAATATTTTATGAGCGATACCAAACCTCCTGTTGCGGTTTTCCCGGACGTCATGCCGAAGGATGTTCCGCTGGAACAACAAAAGACTCACGCGCAAATCCCCGATGCCTTTCGCAGCAATTCAAGCGATGCGCGCCTGGTGAAATCGACCGAAGTCAAAATCCCCGATGTGATGCCGAAGGATGTCCCCCTGGATCAGCAAAAGAAAAATATCGCTGCACCCACGCCCTTGAAAACCGCGCTCCTGGCATTCTTCTGCGTTCTGTGTTCTTTGTTCAGCGTTTCCACTCACGCGACCACGCTTACTTTCACCATCACCAATGACACCGCCTATACTACGGCAGTGGGCATGTACGTTTCCAACGGCGTCCAGAATTTTACGTTCTATGCCTCCACCAATATCTCGCCGGGCGTGAGCAATGTGATCTCCTACACCAACGCTACGGGCGTCTATACCACGACCACGAACAGCGCAAGCTGGCTCGCCGGCATCGGCTATCTCACGCCGTTTTATCTGCTCTCGAATACCAATGGCGGCAATCTATCGCTGGTCAGTTCGAATTATTATGCGCGCGCGGGGATCGGGGCGCTCGCACCCACGGCTTCCGCGCCGGCCAGCACGCCCAGCATCCCGCCGGTGCTCTATCTCCTGGGCGACTGGGTGCCCGTCATCGCCACGAATGCCGTCCCCAATACGAATCAGCTTTTTGCCAATGGCGCGGGCACCACTCGCGATAATAGCGAATATGTTTTGCAGGGACCGGCTTTCGTGAACGGCCAAATTTTTACCAATCTCGTGGTGAGCGGCGGACATCCCGCCAGTTATATTTGCTCTCAATTCGGCGGCACTGCCGGGCCTAACTACGATCAATACCCATTCTGGATGGGGCCTACCACCAACAACATCTCCCCCTTCAGCACGAATACCACCCAGGTATTGCAATACGATTATTTTTCCATGATCAGCCTGACCGCCTATTGGAATAACCAAAGCGCCGCCCTGGGATCAGCCGGGGCCGGAGCCAGCCCAATGCCTGCCGTCACGTTCGGCACTAATTATGTCACTTCGACGAACCTGGTGTTTGAATGCCCCCTCTACTTTGGCACGCAATATACCAATGGCATCATTTATGTCAGTACTTCGGGAAATGACCTTCTGGCTTCCAACATGGTTTGCCCGTTCGCGAGCTGCCAGGCGGCCAAAAATTTTGCCACCGCCGGAAAAACCGTGGAGGTTCTCCCCGGCTGGTATGAGGACCATAACATCGCCAAGAATGGCGTGAATTGGTGGTTTCTGGATGGCGCTACCATCGCCTGGGATGATCCCCAGACGGACCTTAACCCGCGCTCCATCATTGACGACTATGCCGGTCCCATCGTTTGCAACGTTCATGGCGACCGCATCCATTATACCGAAGTCGCTCCCGCAAACTGGCCGGCCATGCTCATTACCAATCCCACCTCCCGTGTGAATATTAAATTCAACAACGCCGATTTCGCTGCCTATAGCGCCTCCGTGGATACCACGTATCTCCCCGGCACGCCCGGTTATGCGACGCCCACCTCCACCGGCCTCTTTCAGGATTGTCTTCTCCTCGTGGCCAATTGTGCCTACGTCAGTTGCGATGTTGATGCCGTCAACGGCTGGACCAATGCGGTGCGCACTTACTTGAATGCGAACGATCAAAGCATGGGATCGCCGTCTGCTTTTGGCACCTATGTAGCCGTAACCAATAGCGATGGTGGTTTTGTTTGGGGCCAGGGTGAAACTCATATCAAGGTAAGGTCACTCATTTGCACGAATAACGGGGCGGGCGGACTCCCGCCTTACGCCTTTGAATCCGGCAACGTTGGCACCGCCGAATCTCACGTGTTCTTCAGCGCGGATTACGTCAATGGCTTCGCCTATTGGGATGATAGCAACACCAACGCGCGCACCTGGATGAACGTCACCTTCTTCCAGGGAATTCCTGGCAATGCTGCCCTCCGGTATTATGGCAGCGCCATCAATTATTATCAGGGCATGAAGGTCAGCGCCACCGGTGCGCCCTGTTTCGACCTCGGCACCACGACTTCCTTTTCCCAATCTCTCTGGGTCACGGTCCAGAAGCTCACGCAAAACGGGAACGGGAGTTGGATCAATGGCATTGCCGCCGCCATGCATACCTGGTGGAACGTCCAATATTTTGAGGACAATTCCGGCGGCACGATGGTCACGCCCGGCATAAATATTGCGGGGGGCACGAATGATTTCTTCGGCGGCCAGGCGATGGCGTTGAACACCAGCCCGATCAGGATCGGCGGCGGCCAGACCACGATGCAGGCCATGACCTTGCAGACGGCCGGAACCAACGCGGATGTGATGCTGCTGGGCACCAATAACCTCACCATGGCCGGAAACATCCTCCACAGCACGGCCATGTCGTTTTCCGCGACGAGCAATTCCTGGGTGAGCGGCGGCTTCTTCGCGGATGTCGCCCCTACGAATATCGTGCACCTTAAAGGCACCAACTACATGCAGGGAACGTTATCGCAATAAACCCGAAAGGGAGAACCTCAACTAAAAATATATGACCATCTTTAACCCGGACGCCGAAGTCACTTTGTCTAACGGCGATAAAATCACCGTCAAACTCCTGAACTGGAAAAAGGCCCTGGAGTTTTTCGGCAAACTTAAAACGCAGTTTGAACAATTCATCAGTCCGGCCGGTGAATTGAAATTCGACCAGTCCAAAATCATGGCCGCCGTCATGGACAGTGCCGAAATGATGGAATGGCTCGTCATGCAAACGACCGGAAAAATCGACCAGGCATGGTTGGAAACGCTGGACCTCGGCGACATGGTGAAGCTGACTACCAAAGCCATCGAGATCAATCTCGGCACCATCGCGGCAGAAATAAAAAACGTCAGGGGCCGGCTGGCGGCGGCAGCCAATACCGGCATAGAAGTGACGCCGAAATCGAATGCGACCTCGCCGGACTCTGCGAAGCCATGATCAGCGAAGGCTGGACGTGGGCGGATTTGCAATCGCTCACGTTCCCCCAGCTCAACCTGTTTGCCGATAAAATGAATGAACGCCTGGAAGCCATCGCCAAAGCCAACCGCAGCTAAAATTCCCTCTCCCCCTCGGGGAGAGGGCAGGGTGAGGGGGCGGTCGTAGATTCCCTATGAGTGATGCCATCACAACGTTACTGGTGCAGATCAAGGGCGATGCCACCGGCGTTGTGGCCGCGTTCAAGGATTTGGCCACCGGCGCCACCACGGCCACCACGCAAGTCACTGTCCAGACGAAGAAGCTGAATCAAGCGCTGGCCGATACGGGCAAAAACGCGGAGGAGGCCACGGGCCACATTAGAGGTCTGACCTATGGCGTGCGCTCGCTCTTCGACCAAATCCGGTTTGGCATCGGCGCCGGCGGTGAGATGGCCGGGTTCTACGCCATTGATGAAGGCATCCGCGCCCTGCTGGCCAACGGCATGAAATTCGGCCAGCTCGCCTCGATCTTCACCGTGGTAGGCGTCGCGGCCTCGGGCGTGGCCGTCATTTGGGAGAACCTCACGCAAAAGCAGCGCGAGCTAAAACAGCAGACGGAAGAGTTGCGCCTGGCGCTGGAGCGCATGCCGGACACGCTGGACCAAATCCAGGCCTCGGCGCAGGCGGGAATTTTTGGCCAGGGCGGCGCCGATGCCCTGGCGAAATTATTGACCGGCCAGACCAGTTACAAGGTGACCATCCCCACGGGCCAGGCGGAGCGCACGGGCCGGATCACCCAGGCGCAGGCGGATGCGGCTGACAATGCGGACATGAAAGCGGGCATGAAAGACCCGGTCGATTGGGATGATTCCATGCTCATGTCCCTGTTCATCGGGCAGCGCGATTCAACGGTCACCGTGGAAGCCAACCTCGAGGAGCGCGCGCAAATGGTAAACGCGCAGTTGGTCAAAATGGGCGTCCTCATCGAGAAGCTCAATGACAAAGACAAAGGCACCGGCGAGTTTGAGCTGACGCCATTGGGCAAAGGCCTCGTGGAAGAACAGCGGCTCCAAAAGGAGCTGGAAGCCGATAAATTGAGCGGCGTGGACCGCGAGCGCGCCGCCGCGAAACAAAAGTATGACGAAGAACTGGCGCGCATCAAGGAACTCGAACAACTTTCCAAAGGCAATTTCCCCGGCGGCCAGACGGATGCCCAGCGGCAATTGGGATCGGGCATCTCCCGGATGCGGGCCAACGCCCTGGCCGGTTACCAGAACACCCTGGCCCAGCTCAACCAAAAGCCCACGACCGAGCAAAAGGATTTGAACGATGAGCTGGCCAAGGGCATGGAGGTTTATAAGCAATGGAACGAATTTCTTTCCGGCGTCAATAAGCAGATCGGCGAAATGTCCGCGCGCGCCTATGAAGCGGACGAGCGCAAGCGGGAACAGCTCGAACGCGAGGCGCAACTGAAACGTGACATCGCCCGCACGGATATCGAGTCGGCCATGCAGGCCATCCAGGATAACAAGCTGATGCCCGAACGGCAAAAGCTGCCCTTGCTGGCGGCCTATCGCCAGCAGCTCATGGCCGTGAACCAGGCCGAGATTTCCGATCTGGAAAACCTCAAAAAACAAGCCGTGACCCTGGCTGACCAATTGGCGCTGGAACAAAAGATTCACGATCTGAAATCGCAAAATCAAAAACTCTCCGATCAGCCCACCGGGCAACAGCAGGGTTCTTTTTCCACTCAATTCGGGCAGGCCTTCGCCGGCCAAACCAATAAATGGACCGGCTGGGCGAAAGAATCTGCGAATGCGTTTTCAAGTGCCTGGACCGGATCGACGGATGCCGTGGCCGGTGGCTTCACCCGGCTCTTCGAATACGGCGCGCAAAAGGGCGAATGGTTCCGGCAGATGTGGAACGGCGTCATCGGCTCCATGATCTCCAGCGCCACCAAACTGGCCGTGGAATACGTCGCCAACTATTTGATCATGGGCAACGCCGCCACCGAGAGCCAGGAAGCCCAGACGGCCTCAGCGGCGGAGGGAACCTCCCAACGCGGCGCGCTCAACCTGGCGGAAACGGTTTTTCACGGGGCCATGGTCGCCTTGCGCGTGGCCGCGCACATCGCCGGGGAAGTCGCTTCCACGGCTGCCACCGCCGCGCAGGCCGTCATCCGCGCCATGTACCATGCCATCGTCGCCGCCATCGCCGCCATGGAAAGCGAAGCCAGCATTCCGCTGGTGGGCGTGGTCCTGGGCATCGCCGCCGGCGCGGCCATTCTCGCGGCGGCTTATGGTCTCATGGGCGGGTTCGCCCAGGGAGGTTACACGGGAGACGGACATCCCTCGCAAATCGCCGGCGTCGTCCATGCCGGCGAGTATGTCATCCCGGCCAATCGTGTGGGGGCGTCCATGGGTTTGCTCCGCGCCATCCATACCGGCTCGCTTTCCGATTTCGCCGCCCCACATCTGCGGGGTCCCGTAGGGCAGGCGTCCGCGCCTGCCGGTGCCGGGGGCGTCTCGCCCTCCACCCAGCACGTCACCCATATCGCCGTCTATCACGATAAGGAAAAAATGCGGCAGGATTTGGAGCAGTCAGACGCGCACGAAAAATGGGTGGCTGATGTCCAGGGGAAGAACGCCTATAAATACCAATGAGCCGGCGCTACGACATCAATCGCGACCGCGCCGTTTACCGTCGCCTTTCCAAATCACGCGCGCGCCAGGAAGGAATTTTCCATCTCCTCTGCCAGCGGCAGCATGAACATCGGCAAACCGAGTTACAGGGCCTCATCGCCGAGAATAGGATCATGGCCGCGCTCCTGTTCCGCCTTGGCGCTGCCATGCTGGTCCTGTTCGCGCTTCCATTGTTTGCCCAGCCACCGGCACCGCCATTGCCACCAGGTTTCAATACGAATGCACCGGCGGTGCAGTCGTCCACCAATGTCATTGTCGCCGCGCCGGTCGTTTCCCATTTAACGATCCGCTGGACCGGTTCAATTAGCCCGAATGTTGTGCGTTATAACGTCTATCGTCGCAACGCCCTGCTCTCCACGAATTGGGAATGGTATGGCGCCTCCACGATTAATGCCTTTCTCGTGGATGATACCAACGGCGATTTTGGTTTTTATTACGTCACAGCAGTGAGCAGTAACGGTATCGAAAGCAAACTCCCATGAAAAAGCAAATCACCGATTTATACCAAGACTGGAAGAGAGGGAAGTTAAAGCCCAATGTCCGTCAAGAAGCCATTCTCAATTTGTGGGAACGCTTTTTGGAAGATCAACCTTCTGATTTCGACATTTTGGTAAATGAGATTCCAAATGCATTGAGCCGCCTATATGAAATTGCGGATATAAAAAGCAAATGATCTCCGTTGTCTTCAATACCGTGGACGCCTGGCTCATGGATGATGTCCCTGAATGGGGCCGCGCCAACGTCGTGGTCGAGGCCACCATCCCCTCCGCTTACGAACGCGGCTTGACGGGCAAGGAAACGCGGCGTGGAACTGGAGACACGTTGCGCCTCGCCGTCAAATGGACCTCGTTTCTTTCCAGCGCAAAGCAACTGACGAACCTCCGCAACGCGCTCCAGCAATACGGCCAGAACGCCGCCACTTCCACCGGCCTCCAAAACGTCTTATGCCCCTTCTGGCCCGGACGCTTCGCCCCCGGTTCCACCATCCCGGCCACGACGGCCTTCTACGTTCTCTTCAACGCGGATTTTTCTTATCACTCCATCGTGGGCGCCGCCAACATCGCCGCGCAATCTGCCGCGCTCATCGCCTTTCCCTTGATCGTGGGAATTTTAAAAGACAACCCGGACGTGGCCCTGATGACCTCCGACGATTCCGCCATCGAATTTTCCTTCCTGGAAGACGATGTAACCTATCTCCTCACGCCGCCGGCATATAACCCGCCTGCCGGCATCGCTGCCGGTGACGGCACGCCGCCATTATTCCCCTTCGCCGCCAACTGGGTCACGTCTCCGCATTCCGGGACTGCCGAGTTTGACATTGACCGCCAGCAGATCGGCGAAGTCCGGGCGCTCTCCCAGATATATTATACGCAACGCAATCGCCGGCGCGTTCAACAGGACCTCACGCTTAAGGGCGGCGATCCGCTCAACCTGCTTTCCTTCTTCGTGAGCATGGGCGGCCAGGTGCAAAGCTTCTGGCTCCCGGCCAACCTCAAGGAAGCCTGGCTCACCGCCAACGTCGCCGCCACCGATACCGCGTTGAACGTGGATAATCCCGCCGCGCTGGGAACGAACCCGTTTCTTTGCCTCAACAACGGGGCCACGCGCTTGCCGCTCGTCGTCACGGGCGTCTCGGGAAACCAATGGGACCTCTCCGCCGCCGTCGGCCAGAATTTTACGGCCGCCAATACCGGCATTGAATCGCTCGTCCTCGCCCGCTTCGATGCCACCAAGCTCACCCTCAATTTCGTCACGTCACAATGGGCCAAAGTCTCGCTCAAGTTCAAAGAGCTGCCCTGGGAGACCAGCGCCGTGGCCGGGGAAGTCATCGGCACCACCATGGGACCGCTGCCCACCACGGCCATGCTCTATACCCTCACCCTCACCACGCCCGGCGCGAACACGATCTGGCGCTACACCAATTTCGAGCGCAACCTCACAGACGGCAGCTCCAACGTTTACACCAGCGCGCCGATCCAGAACGAGGACATCACCGATTCGCCGAACCTTGAGCGGCAAAATGTCAACGTGAAGATGCGCAATTTCGCCGGCAACCCGCTCGCCTTGCTCATTCCTTTCCAGATCGAATTTCCCATGGAGATCACCATCGCGGAAGGCAACGTCAGCGGCAACGACGTGACAGTGATCAATACCTACTTCGCGGGCGAAGTCGGCACCGTCAGCATGGACGGCCCGCTCCTCACCGCCGCTTGCATGGCGCTCAGTTGGATTTTTGACCGCACCGCCGCCCGCCGGTTGTACCAGAATAATGACAACTGGAACCTCTTTGAACCCGCCAATGGCTTGACCGCCGCCGATTGGATGTGGAACGCCGTCGTCGTCAGCTATAACGCCGCCGATGCCGAACTCGTCATCGGCACCATCAGCGCGAACAACAACACGCTCAACGGCGGCACCAGCCTGGTGGGAAATTATTTCTCCGCCGGTTATCTTAGCGTCACGACGGCAGGCGCCACGCAATATCGCATGGTCAGCCAAAACACCGCCGAGACGGCCGGGCAGATCATCATTCAACTCGCCTCGCCCCTCAACGTCGCGCCCAGCGTGGGTGATGCCGTCCAGATTTACGCCGGCTACGATGGCCAGTACGAAACCGCCATTGAGAAATTTAACAATGGCCCGAACTTCGGAGGCTTCCCATTCATCCCGGTCGGCAATCCCTTCGTATTGAAGATCACCCAAAACCCCGGCCAAGGTAAAAAATGAGTGACGCGTCACCTTCATCATTGCAACCCTATTTCAACACCGTTGAACGCGTCTTGCAGTTGGACAATATCGCCGACTCCTGGCGCGGCACTTCCTTCATGCCCAATGCCGCCATCAAAGGCGCGGGCGTGAGTTGTCAGAAACTCGTCACGTCTATTTACATCGAGTGCGGGGCGCTCCCCGCAGATTTCATCTGTGATGATGGCCCCATGAACTGGGCGCGCGCCCAAAAAGAATCGTTGATCGAAAAATTCATGGAAGATTACTGCTTTGGTAATCCTGAATCGGACAAGCCCAAATATTTTGAACGCAATTCCTTCCCGGCACGCTATCCCCAACCCGGCGATATGCTTGGCTTCCGAGTCGATGGCTGCGTGCATCATTGCGGCGTGATGCTCGGCGCGGGCCGCTTCATCCATTGCTGGCGGCAATCCGGCGTGATGTTTTCCCAGCTCCATGACGCGGCCTATTTATCTCGCCTGGCTAAAATCTGGCGCCCCTTTTCCCTCAACCCTGAACCCTCAACCCCGTTCGCCCCTGGACACGCGTGTCCCGGAGGCGAGTCATAACCCAGGCGCGCCTGTGTACGGAAATCAAAATCCCCCTCAACCACAGCCCTTCGGCATCGGCGACCAAATGAGTTCATCGCAACAGCAGACGCTGCCCGTCGCCTACTTCGCCGGCACCCGCAAGATCGCCGTCAAAGCCTTGAGCAAAGTTTACAACCTCTACACCGCGCCCGCGCCGCAACAGATTCCCACCAAGAAATAGCCATGGAACTCGAAAAGCCCATTTTTAAAATTCTTTCCAGGGACGAAGTCTGCAAGGCGCTGGCCAACCATGTTTTAAAATCCAGCGGCAGTGATTTTGTAGGGGAGGCGCATGTCCAG